TAGAAAATCGGGGGTTTTGTTGATGTAATTGGGATTCAGTCCCAACTGACTTGCTTGCAGGTCAGCCTGCAGCAAGATTTGATATTTTAGGGCGGTCCGCCGCCCATAAATGTTTATATTAACAAATTGAAATTGAGAAATGCGCGCAGGTCCGCCTGCGCATGTTATCGAGAAATCTTTTTTAGTCTAGGTAAGTGAGAATTAAACCAACTCACACTAGCAGTTTCTAGTACTGCGAAGACATGTTCTTTTTGTCTAAATTTTGAACTACTTGACTTATACTAGGTTCGGGATGATTGTACCGGTTCGCCGGACAGGAGTGACTTCCTGTGTTCACAACAGTCGCAAAAGTTGGATTAGGCTTTCCACACTAAACAAAAAGCCGGTAATACTGAGTGCGCTTTATATGTGTAGCGCTTAATTTATGTTTATTTTAACTCGTATTATTGCAACATTGACTCTCTGAACGTTAGGAGAGGAGGATGTGTTTGCTGAAGTGACGTGTACCGATGGAATTTATTCTTTAGGCGCGTCCTAATTATGCTCTATTTATTAGGATTCACGTTTTATCATTCCAGTAATGGGTGACACTACAGCAGCTTAAGCAGCGCAGCTGGTAATGGGTCATGTATTGATGATACAAACCCACAGGAATAGAACCTTTAGGAGGCATTCAGCGCTAAGCGTATGGAAGCTTGATGGTGTAAGGCGTGCGAGACGTGCCCTTCTAGCATGGGACGACGTAATGGTCAAGCGCAACTCGTTTTATCCCGTTATTCCGGCGGGGAGTCACAGTCACAGTCTGAGGGTGGCACCGATGAAGATATGTGGGCTACCGGAGAGTGGAAGTGCGTGAGGGACACTCAGTTGACTTGGAAGCAACAATACTAATGCAACGTTTGGGGGCTACAAAAACCCTGATCTTCGGATCGTAAGACACGAGTTGAGCTTTTGAGGAGGCTGCGTGGAATGAAGAATTTAGGAAGGAAGCTTGTGGGACGACCACGTCCTTTTATCTCTTTTACTAAAAATGAATACACAACCAACGGCTAGACGAGACGGAAATAGTAAAAGGGTAACGTTGGATCGCCAAAGGCCAACCCCCGACTCAGAGAGTCACAAATGCGAGGGAGAAGTACCGATGGACGGTCTCCGCAACAATGAGAGAGAAGATCCGCTGGACGGTCTCTACAAATGCGAGGGAGGAGCTCCGATGGACGGCCTCCACACGACACGCAGTTGCCCAGAGGGCAATCAAATAAGATCAAAACTTTCTTGGTTCTTTGGCCCGACAGCGGAACCTTTGCGTAGAGTTTGTTATGGTGTAACTGATATATACCAACACATTGCAACTTTGTGGAGATTTGGATACACAAAGTCTTTGGACACAACATGTGTGGAGAATGACGTTTTACCTAGTGAATGGAAGGTTATGGAGCGATGCGCTATATGTAACGCGAGACGTTCGTTTGATATTATGAACGACTTGGTTTGTGACAAGTGTTACCATAGTGTTGCGCAGGTTTATAATTGTGATAGTACTGTGCGCGACTTATTTTTCCCTAGTGAGGAGCAGAAAACTAGGGATCAAGCATTTCGCGACGACACCAAGGAGATACACAGGAGGAAATATACCAAACGCCATATCAAGGGTAACCGCCGTTCTATTTCTTATGAATTGGCGAGGCGCTCTAAGGGCGCTAAACCCTTGAAAATGAAAATGCAGTCTGGTGTGAAACAGAGCTACTGGTGGTTATGGGACATGTTATCTATTTTTGTAGGATATTTTATGTGTGGCCCAACCGCTTTTGTAGTATTTGCTCCCCGGATCTATGCGTTTTTGAGTCATTATTGGCGTTTTATACGATTAGTCCCACTGATTGTCAATCATACGGACTTAGTGGCGCGTGAAATCACGCTTTTAGTATCATTGAAGACCTGCATCACGTCTGCTCGAGATAAGAGTGGAGTGGTTGCTGCGATAGTCATGTATTTGCAAGCGCATTCGCAACGGTCTTTATTTGGTCATGTTATCGACACCTTTCGTGGATTGCTCAACGGAACTGTTAATGTTGGCAGACATGAGCATATGCATTCCGGACTAGCTTCTTTAATTGAGCAAAGTGGTGAAACTGAAACTGACTGGTTGGACAGCATTCGTAAGTGTCTGAGTAATTGGCACCAATACATTGACTCTCCTCAAGCGCGGAACTGCAAAAAATTGATTTCTTACGTGGTTAGTGCCGGAATGTGTGACGCAACTGATCTCACTTTCACACTCGGAGGCTATAAGATTTTTGAGCCCCGTGTGATAGAAGCGACTATAGGTCCATTGGAGTTGTTGGACGTGGTTGCTTCATGCGTGATAGAATTTGTTGAGGGTGGTTACGCTGCATTCCAAAGTAAAGATCCTAGAGCCTTTTTTATGCTCGATGTTACAACCCGAGAATTCGAACTGAAATACGACAAGGTGAGAGATTTACAAGGATATGCTATTACTGGCAATTTGGGCGAATATACCTCTATGACTGACAACGATTATGAACAACTCTTGGAAACAGCTATTGCGAGTGGTGATGCTATAGTAAGCCGGAATAAGCGGATGACTCCTGAGCGACGATTTATTATGGATCGTTTGGAAAGGATGCGTGCGTGGAGAACGGAATTTACACAGATGCGCACGCGTGGCGGTTTTCGTTTGGCTCCGTTTGCTTTGTCTTTGTACGGCAATACTGGAGTGGGAAAAAGTTCGCTGAATAAGTTGACATACGAGGCGATCGGTACGTTCAACGGGTTTGATGTTAGCGAGGATAGAGTTGCCATTTGGGCTGACAACGACAAGTACGCTTCAAATATAAGATCTTCTACCAATGTTATAATTTTTGACGACTTTGGCAATACTTCACCGCAGTTTACCGAAACATCCCCTGTATACCGTTTAATTCAGACTATCAACAATGCCCTATTTTTGGCCCCTATGGCCGATGTGGCCATGAAAGGAAAGGTTGCGTTGCGTCCTTGGTTGGTTACTGTAACCACTAACAAAAGATACTTGCTTGCTGAAACATATAGTCAAAAACCTGAATCTGTATTGCGGCGTCTTTATCATTTGGACATTGATGTCATGGATGAATACAAATCTGGTGGTCGTTTAGACAGTAAGAAGGTTGCTGCTGCATTTGGAGGTGTGAAGTGCCCTGACATCTGGAAAATTTCTGTGTATTACTGTCACGTCGGCCCTGAATTGACGACAAACGCGGACAAGAACCATTATGAGCTACGTTTATTACATTTTGAAGGTTCTGAAATGTTTCAGGTGAGTGTTTTTCGATATTTGCGATGGGCCCAATTGGCGTCTAAGGAGCACTATGAATTTCAGAAACAGATGGTTGCGCTTATGACCAATGGAAAACCAGTAGATGTCTGTACACAGTGCAATATGTGCTATTGTTGTTGTCCCCCTCCATCTGTAACCGAGTCTTCTGAAATCACTTCTGGAGTTGTGTGTGACATTGCCGCAGCAATTCCGTTGGAGGTAGAGACGCTGGACGATTGTGATAATGATGATGAGAGTTATGCAGATAGTGCCAGTGCAGATACGCCTATAGAGTGTCTATTGTGCGGTACAACGTGCCGATGCACAAAGAGTTACATATCCAGTTTTCTCACCGACTCTTGCCAAAAATGTAAAAAGGCTCCATGTAGATGTTACGCTCCCCATGTAGGTTGCCGCGAGGCGATTTCTACTGCGCGCGCTACGGGAATTGCTACACTTCAGGCTGTAGGTCGATCTACGATGGCTAGGCAATTGTTACGTTATGCGCAGCGTCTTAACCGTGAGCGATTAGATCGGCTAGGAATAGAAGTGTTAATTGAGAGAGACATTTTGTTTGATTCTAGGCTGATAGATTTCGTTCCTTTGTTTTGTCCGCACTGGCTATTGGACAGTTCGCTGATATCATATATTCAAAATTTTCTCCGATTGGCCGTATTTCAGTCTAGACTTTGCCTATACGCTTCTCAGTTTTCGTGCTTGTACGTATTGAGTGGCATTTATTACTGTTTTGGCCTAGTAGGAGTGTTTTTCGGCATAACGTCAGTATTTTTGATTGGCATCTGGCTGGCCTATTTTGAGCGAGAACGTATGCGTTATGATCTATTGTTGCGCAGAAATGCCACATATGACGCGTACGTGAAAGTAACTCGGAGTAGAGCTGCTGCTTGTTTCGCAGGGTCAATTGTGGGATATTGTATCTATCGAATGTGTCGTAACTATTTTAAATGGAGAGAAGTCCTAGAACCTCAAGGAAACTTGTGCCCCAGAAGCAGTAAAGACATTATTGATAGGAGTAGCGAAAGTAATCCATGGTCTGAGTTGGTATTAAGTTCGCCTGTTATGACAATCGAGAGCAAAACCACAGTGGGCCGCGACTTGGCCGCCATGATAGCGAAAAATACTGTATATGTTGAGACAGATAAGCAATTCACACGTGGTTTCTTTGTTAGATCTAATGTGCTCGTTTTACCGTGGCACTTCTGTGAACAGTGTTGGACGCAGGGAGACTTTGTGGCTAAAGTTTTTAGAGCCCCACTCAATACTACTACTCCAAACTTTCGCATTACAATATCTGCTACTTACGCCGTGCGCATTCCCAATTTGGATTTTGTTCTAGTGTGGTCCCCAAGTGGCGGTCTTTTCAGAGATTTGTCACAGTATTTAATACGTGATGGCACCAGTACAGGTGAGGCTATATTTTTATTAAAAAATAAGGATGGTTCACACAATACGTATCCCACGAAATGTATTTTTCCTGGGGAACGAGTTAGCCACACCAAATGTTCTGATATGCCCGGGATACATTATGACTTACCATTTGTCACAATGCCTGGAATGTGTATGTCTCCTGTAGTTAGCGCTGGCAAAGGCTCTTGCATTTTAGGTTTCCATCTATGCGGTTCTGGGACATTGGGAGGCGCTGCTAGTTTATTTGCTGGATCTTATCGCGCCGCTGAAAGGCTATTGGCAGAAATACCTGGTGTAAATATCGCGGTAAGTGAAGTTCCTTTGCCAGATATGCACATGGGATCAAAGTTAATTGAGTCTGATAGTGTGTCGCCCAGATGTGCTTCGAGATTTGTTTCTCCTGATGCTACATTAGTCGTTTATGGCTCAACTTCCGGTGCTTCGACTCAATACTCCAACGTGGTTAAGACCGTTATTTCTTCTTATGTCACTGAAGTTACAGGAGTTGAATGTAAGTGGGGTAAACCTCCGAAGAAATTGCCAGATGGTTCGAAACTTTATCCGTACCAGGTAGGATTGGATGTATTAGCCCATCCCTCTTTGTCGTTAGGAGGTGAACTGGTCACTGCAGTTGACTCTTACTTAAGCACAGTTGTTGTAAACACTGCATTGATGGAAGAGTGCAAAAATATGGCACCTCTAGACCTTTTTTCGACAATTAATGGAGTTAAAGGAGATAAATTTTTGGAAGGTATGAAACTTGCAACGTCTGCTGGATGGCCATTTACTGTGCCCAAGCGCCAATTAACGGAAAAAGATCCAACCAAAGACTTACCGTGTGCTGTCGCATTTCGTTCTGACATTATGCAAGCCGTCGAGGAAACAAGACGACAATTGGACGCTGGGAACAGGGTATATGCTGTGTGGCGCGCTTGTCTGAAAGACGAACCTACGAAATTGTCTGCAACTAAAGTGCGTATTTTTCAGTGCGCACCATTGGTTTTACAGATTTTGATCCGACAATACTTTTTACCCATATCGCGTCTCATGCAATTGTTCCCGTTAGAATTTGAATGTATGGTTGGTATAAATGCTGAATCTCCCGAATGGGAACAGATGCACAGCTACATGATAAGTAAATCTACTAAAAATGTATTTGCCGGAGATTATGGTAAGTACGATTTGCGTATGCCAGCACAACTGGTTTTAGCTGCTTTTGACGTTTTAGTAAGACTAGCCGCACAAGCTGATTACACGGAAAGCGATTTGCGCATTATGCAGGGTCTGGCGTGTGAAGTCGCTTATCCGTTAATGGCATTTAATGGTACTTTGATCCAACTTTTCGGTTCCAATCCTTCCGGTCAAAATATGACAGTTGTGATTAATTCCATAGTTAACAGTTTGCTAGCGCGTTCTTGTTTTTATTCTATTTATCCTAACAGTCAGTTGTCCGATTTTAGACGCTACGTCGCTATAGGCACATATGGCGACGATGTAATGGGTTCAGTGGATGATGAACGCGTAGATTTCAATATCGTTTCATTTTCCAAGTTTGTAGCACGGTTTGATATCGTATTCACTATGCCTAACAAGGAAGACGAATTGATACCATTTATGTCAGTGGACGATGTTGATTTTCTTAAGCGACGAAACTACTTTAACGCGGATCTGGGATGTAATATCGGTGTGCTCAGCGATTCGAGCATCTTTAAGAGATTGCACTGCACCATGGAATCTTCTCATTTGTCCAATAGAGAATTGAGTGCATTGGCATTGGAAACATCATTGAGGGATTGGTTCTTTGCCGGCAGGGAAACTTTTGAGCGCCGGCAGCGTGAATTAATGGAAATAGCTGAAAAAGCCCAGCTAAGTCATTTGTGTCCAGAATTACAGGATACTTACGACAAAAGAGTCTCTAAGTGGCGTGAAAAATACTTAGTTGACACACCCCCGAACTCCATCGGGGGAGATTAATCATCTGTGGTTGAAACGGAGAATGTATATATGGATACCACGTATTAGTTATTTGATCTTTGTATTGAAACGTAGGCTTTGTACATTTATGGTGCCTCTTATTTAGGAGTGGGGACAGCCCCTATTAGATCTAGTGTTTGGGTAGATTGAGTGTTCTACTTATTTCATGAAACAGAAAATGCTCACCAACAGATTATTTCTTTTTTCCCCGCACAGTGGGGACGTACAGGAGGGTGCAGTGCGAACAAATGCATCCTATGAAAAACAACAAAATCTGGAGTTCACGAGTGCGGAATCGACTTATATGCGCGATGTGACTTCAGTATACGACGCAACTAGGTTATCGCAGGACAGTAGTGACGCTTCTCTATCTAATTTCTTTTCACGTCCGATCAAGATATTTGAAACAGGATGGGGAACAGGAACAGCGCTATATTCCAATTTTGATCCTTGGTCGTTGTATTTCAATAACCCTCGAGTTGTTAACCGCATATCCAATTACAAATTATTACGGTGCAAGTTGCACGTGAAGATAGTGTTGAATGGAAATGGTTTCTTTTATGGGCGCGCCATCGCTGCTTACATGCCACTTTTCAATTTAAATACACTCAACACTAATCGTGCATTGATACCCGCAGACCTGGTGCAAGTTTCCCAGTTGCCACATATTTTCTTAAACCCGACATTATCCACTGGTGGAGAGATGTTGCTTCCGTTCTTTTATTATTATAACAATTTGAACGTGCCATCATCCAATTGGGTCAATATGGGAAATTTAACAATAAGGTCTCTTAATAATTTAAAACATGCTAACGCTGCAACTGACAATGTCACGATTAGCGTTTTTGCTTGGGCTGATGACGTTGTTTTGTCCGGACTAACTTCAGTTGAACCCTTTACGCTAGCTCCGCAGTCAGGTGAAATGGAACAAGCAACAAAAGGAGTTATATCACGTCCTGCAACAGCTATGGCAAAAGCAATGGGAGTTTTGAGCAAGATTCCGTATATAGCTCCTATGGCTTTATCTACGCAAATGGCACTCAACGCCACGAGCGACATAGCTAAGTGTTTTGGATATTCGCGTCCCGTCAACATTTCAGAGCCGCAATTGGTTGTTATTAGGCCTGCTGCGAATATAGCGACCACTGACACTCCAGATTTATCTTGCAAACTTACCGTTGATAGCAAACAAGAATTGTCTATAGACCCTATGCTTTCTGGGCTTGACGAAAACATTGATCCTTTAGCTATACGCACAATATCAATGAAAGAGTCATACTTGACAAAGTTTGTGTGGTCTACTACATCACCGGGTGAAACTTTGCTGTGGAACACGGCTGTATCACCAGTTTTGTGGGCAGAAAATGTAGCTGGAACGATCACGGAATACCATTTGCCGGCCATGGCAGTAGCAGCGCTACCATTTCAATATTGGACGGGCTCAATTCGATTTCGTTTTCAGATAGTCGCTTCTGCCTTTCACAAGGGCCGCATTAAAGTTGCATTTGATCCCAATTTTTTCATTTCGAATGAGTACAATGTCAATTATGTACACATATTCGATCTCGCTGAATCAAATGATTTTACCATATCCGTGGCTAATATGCAAGACAGGACCTTGTTGCAACATGCAAAGCCGGGAATTAATGCTTTGAACACGTTGTATTCATCGACGTTGCTGAATAGCGTGCCTGACGGTAACGGAAGGTTAGCTGTGTTTGTCGTGAATGAGTTAACGACCCCCAACAGTTCTGTAAACAATGATGTTGAAGTTAATGTATTTGTTTCCACTGGTGACGATTTTGAAGTATTTGTACCAGATGATCACATTCAACGCTTTGTATTTAAACCGCAGTCTGGAGTGGTGCCTGAGAAATTGGGAGGAGAGCAGTTGGACAGACCGACACATGATAGTGTAATATACCTTGGAGCAACACCATATTGTGACACACGAACAAATTTGGTATTTGCAGGCGAAGCAATATCATCTTTTAGGGAATTGTTACACAGATATTCCATTCATCACACAATTGGTGGGACATTGAATGGCGCAGCTGTTGCCCATGAAATTTCCTCTGTATTTCCATATTTCAGGGGTAATGTTCCTGGCGCGGTCAACACAACGTCGGCTGCCGTACCGTATAACTATTGTAATACGTTGTTGATACATTGGATAGTTTCTTGTTATGCTGGCTGGAGAGGGTCAATACGCTGGAAGGCAAATTTCCGTGGTGGAGGTGTATATTCCAATCGCTTACGCACAATGGTCACGCGTGCTACACGTCCTGTGTCATATGAGAGAGCAGGAGTTCTGTTGACTGCAGCTACATCCAGTAGTAATGCGGCATTGGCGTGCATGACGGGAGTAGGGACTAGTGCTTTGCCTGTGGGGAAGTACCCTACAGGCATGAATGGAGCTGCGTTTGTGTCAGATTTATCCGCAAACGTTTTGGAGTGGGAAAGTCCTTTTTACCACGATGCCAGATTCTTCGGTGGGAAGACAGCGAATTACACGACAGCCGTAAATACTGAGGGTTACGTATTTTCGATGGTAGGCACGTTGACGCCGGCCGCCGCTTATGACATGTACACAGCCATAGGTGAAGATTTTCAAGTGTACTTTTGGACAGGTTTGCCGCCAGTCTTTTATGAACCCAACCCACCAAACGCCTGAGTAGCTTTTTAGGATACATTTTTTAGTAGTTTAGTAGTTAGCAAGGTAGGCACGACACACCCATTAGAATGTGGGGTGTGTTTGTACATAAAAAACGCATTTATCCTATCGGTGGACGATAGGGCCAAGTAATTGGTAAGCTGAACCGTATTAGGGTTTTGTGGAGGAATTTTTTCATTCGCGCCAGCTTGCTGGTGCTTGTTTTTCAGTTCACAATTTCTTATTAGTTTGGCTTTGTATAAAGTCCAACATTGCAA